ATCATTTGATACTGTTAAACTATTAGGAATTGTAACAATACCATTTGAGTCACCAGTAATCCAATTACCAATATCAGAACCAATTGCTAATTGAGAATCAGAACTATCATCATTTACTCTTGCATTATATCCAATAGATACATTATAGTTACCTGTAATACGGTTACCTGATTTAAACCCTATTGCAGTATTTCCAGTACTAGAAGATGATTCTAATGCTTGATACCCTATAGCTGTATTTTCTCTACCACCTGTTTTACAAGCTTGATACCCAATTGATGTTGATCTAATAGATGGTTCACCTGAACCAGTTGTTCCAGGTGTTTGATATCCATATCCAGTATTTCCTGAACCATTTTCACTTGAAGTAAAAAACATTCCAGAAATAACATCATCTATTTCAGATTGGTCTATTATATTAGAATTTATTTTGAGACTTCCCTGAACATCCAGATTATTTACAGTAATATCTCTTATTAATCCGTCTTCTGCCATTTATTTTAATATATTAATTTATTTATATTTTAAATATAATTAGAATACTTTAATATATATTTAAAATTATATTTTAATTTAATAAATAAATGGGAGGTGGTATATTACAATTATCTTCTTATGGTGGTCAAGATATAGAAACTGTTGGAAATCCTCAAATTTCTTTCTTTAAATCTGTATATAAAAAACATACCAATTTTGCTATAGAAACAATAGAACAACAATTAGAGGGTGGTTTAACTAATAAAGAATCAAAAGTTGTTGCTAAAATTAATAAAAATGGTGATTTAATTCATAAAGCTTATTTAGATATTAAATTCCCAGAATTTCCAGTTTCTACAGGTTCGCCTACTTACAACAACTGGACTAATGCAACAGCATATGCTTACGTAAAAGAAGCATCATTATTAATAGGTGATTTATTAATTGATAAACATGTTTCTGAATGGTTTGATATATGGAATGAACTATCCGATTATTATGAAAATCATCATTTATTGGTAAATAAACATTTAGGAAAAAATAATCATTTAGTTCAGAATGGTGCTAATCCTTGTAAACCAGTTCAATGTTATTTTCCTTTACAATTCTGGTTTAATCGTTATACAAATCTAGCATTACCTTTAATTGCATTACAATTCCATGATGTTAAAATACAGTTTGTATTTAGATCATTAGATCATTTAATAAATACTGATGGTACAAGTATTGGAACAAATACTTCTATTCCAGAAACAAAATTATATGTTGATTACATATTTTTAGATGTTGATGAAAGAAAAAAATTTGCTCAAAATAGTCACGAATATTTAATAGAGCAAGTTCAATATAAAAAAACAACATTAAAACCAAGAAATGAAATTAAATTTAATCATACTGTTAAAGAATTAATATGGGCATGTAGAAATACAAATGCTGGTAAAGAATCTACAACAAACATTAATGCTATTGCAAATGCTCCTAATATTGCAATTGATAATGGTAATGATTATTTTAATTTCTCTACAAAAGATGGTAAAAATAAAGAATTTGTTGGAGGTTATCCATCAAATGAACCATTTTCTCATGGTGTTATAAATTTTAATGGTATTGATAGATTTGCTAAACAAAGAGCAAGTTATTTTAGAACTATACAACCTTTAAACTATCATAGTAGAGTACCTACTAAACACATATATTGTTATTCATTTGCTTTACAACCTGAAAAACATCAACCTTCGGGTACTTGTAATTTTAGTCGTATGCATACTGCATTTTTAGATTTAGATAACATTGTACCAGAACCAACAGACCTTTTAGTATTTGCTACAAATTATAATGTACTTGTAATACAAAGTGGTATGGCTGGATTAAAATATACTAATTAAATGTTATAAATGTTATAAATGTTATAAATATTATTATCTTCTTTTTTTCATTGTTTTAAATATAAATTTATCTTTAAACAATAATGCCATAATAACAATAAATAATAATACACTTATAAAGAAATAGGAATTATTTAAGCATTTATTATTATTTTTCATATTAAAATATGGATCTGTATATAAAACATGTGCTTCCTGTATAGACCATTCTCTTCTGTTTAATAGTTTGTTAACTTGATTGTGTAAAAGAACTGTCCACTCAAATAACTTTTCTCTTGTGTTTAAGAAATTATCAATAGGTATTGATTTAAGATTTTCTTTTAAGTGTTCCGAACAATCAGCACAAGGTATGACATTAACTAGATTTTCATAAAAATTTTTGTAGTTTGTTTTATCAGCATTAGATGGATTCTTTGGATAACCTAAAGCAATAAAGTGTATTGAATACCATAGATGACTTCCCCATATGTTTTTGTCAATCATTTTATTTTATTTGATAAAATATTATAAAAATTATAATAAAAATTTAATAAAAGTTATAAAATAAAATTTGAATTTTATTTAAATTTAAATTTTTGTAAAATTATGTTTAAAATATTTAAGTATTGAGTGCTTATTTATATTTGTATAATGATTAAAACCAATACATTACCATATTATACTACTCCAATGAACAAACAATATAGACAATATAATAATTCATTAAATAATTTATGTAGAAAACCAACTAATACGTGTACTGAAATTAACGGTAAAAATAAGAATAGATATCAAAATATACAATGTTTAAATTGTGGATTTTACGGTCATGGAATTAGAACTTGTAATTATCCTATTACATCATATGGAATTATTTGTTATCATAAAAATGATAATGATGATAAAATCAAGTATTTAATGATACAAAGAAAAGATTCATTATGTTATATAGAGTTTCTGAGAGGAAGATATAACATAAATAATGTAAAATATCTTTTAAAATTATTTAGATGTATTACACCAAAAGAAAAAGATAATATATTAAAATTAGATTTTGATGTATTATGGAGAAATCTATGGAGAGATTATGATTTAAGTAAATTTAAGAAAGATTATACTCATTCCAAAAATAAATTTAATAAAATTAAGAAAGGATTTTATATACAAAATGATTTTATTGATTTTGAGTATTTAATTCGTAATTCATTAAATACTAAGAAAGTTTATAATGATACAGAATGGGAATGGCCAAAAGGCAGAAGAAACTTAAATGAACATAATATTAAATGTGCTATTAGAGAATTTGAGGAAGAAAGTGGATTACCAAAGAATAAAATTGAGTTATTAAGTACTAAATCTTATGAAGAAGTTTATATTGCAGTTAATAATGTTCGATACAGACATATATATTATATTGCAAAATGTATTAAATCTGATAATACTATTAAAAATCTATTTAATCCTACAAATAAAACACAGGTAAAGGAAGTTAAAGATGTAAGATGGCTTAATTCTGAAAATGTAATTAATAATATTAGAGATATATATGTAGAAAGAATTGAGTTATTTAAAAGAATTGATAAAATTATTAAAAAAAAAGAGCAATTTAATTAAATTCTAAAAAAGAAAAATATATAAAATTTGAATTTTTTTTATTCTTAGAAATATACACACAAACTATTTCTAATATTACCATTATGGAAATTATGAATTTAAATATGTCTTGGGCAGATATTGATGAATATGATAGAAGGTTAAAAAAATATTTAAATCATAAAAATGAATTAGTATTAAATCAAGATAATATTATATTAATTAATTTAATTGATTTATTTGATGGTGATAAAAGGTTAATATTAACAAATAAAGTATTAGATGAACTCACTAAAATTATTGTTGGTAAGAAAGGATACTACTTAAAGAAAATAGCAAATGATTGTGGTATTAATACAATTTGGTGTAAAACGGATACGAATCTAAATGAATATAATTTATACAATAGATACTTTAAATTAACATTTAGAGAATATAATGATAATCAATATTCATATAATCTTGCATATTGGATGTTAAAGAAGAGAGTGAATGAAGTTATCTATAAGTATTTACAAAAGAATAATTATTAAAATTAAAAATGTATTTAATATAAATAATGAATAAAAATTTTGTTATATTTATAACAATATTATGTATTACTACATTAACGTTAACAAAATTATTAACAACAAATAACCTTTTCTTATTAAAAGAATATTTTCAGTTTAATAATGATTTATTTGTTGATAAAGAAACAAGTTATAATAATATTATAAATAGTAGTTATTTTAAAAATTTAAATCAAATTAATTTAGAAGCAAGAGGATGTAAAGATATCAATGAATGTAGAAAGATTTATAAAGAAAATTTAACTGAATTTAATGAGAAAGAAAAAGAAAAAATAATAAATTTATTACAACATGCGGATGATGTTACTAATAATTTTAATAAATTTAATAAAATCCCTTGGAGAATTGCAAAAACATCTGAAAAAATAGAAAATGGTTTTCCATTTACTATTGGCAATATTATTTATATTTCAGATGATTTCTTTAATAGAAGTAGAAAATATAAATTACAAACAATAATCCATGAAAAATTACATATATTCCAAAGAAAATATCAAAAAATTACTCACAAATTATATTATGATCTTAATTTTATAAAACTTAAATTAATAAATGACCCTCTTAGAAGACATAATCCTGATTTAGATAATTTTGATTATGAATATAAAGGTGTTAGAATTTATAATAAATTTAATAGCGATAAACCTAAAAGTTTAAGTGATAGCAATACAGTTTATCTTCCTTATGCTAAAAATATTGTAAATAAAATGATTAGAAGAAAATATAATAATGAACATCCAAATGAGATTTTTGCTAATATTATTTCTAAGCAAATTATAAAAAATAAAGTAGATAAAGTTTTTTCTAATTATTTAAATTAAATCATTCTTGATATAAATATGAAAATAAACATTTATAGTGCATGTAATACTCTTTGGAATTAAATATTACATCATCTAATTTGAGTTTCTTATTACAATATTCACATTCTTTTGCAACACATTTTACATTTTTAAATTTAATTAAATTTAAAAATTTTTTATATGAATTATAATAATTTATTGTCCATGACTTTTGGACGTTTTCATCCATTATCCAACCAATTAAAATTAATTTATAAGCATAATTTATCTTATTAATAATTGTTGATATTGGTAATGTTAATTTACAATTTTTATTTTTTATATGATCATATACCTCATCCATATCAGGAGATATATATGAAAATTTTTTATTATATATTCTTTGTATTAAATTATCATAAGTTAGTATTATAGAATTATTCAAATGATAATTAGGCATTATTGTAAATCCATAATAATTATTAATAATGTTATTAATATCATAATATGACTCAACACTATAATTCATAAAATTTATTAAACTCATAGTAAACAAATGAAGAAATAATACTGATTTATTAGTATCTTTATCTATAAAATAAAAAATAAAATAATTATTATAATTCTTTAGAACATTGAAATTAATATTATGAGGTATAATAGATTTAATTAATGATATTAAATTATTTAGCGAAAAACTACTATTAAAATTTAATAAAGAGTATAGATTGATATTATTATTATGAACTTTAATAAAATTTAAAATAATAGCATCTAGTGATAATAATGTATTTCTTATTAAACCATTAAGATTATATTGTTGATTAGTTACATTATTATCTAAATGAACTAATGTATTCATAATTATATAATTTTAATTAAATTTAAATTTAAATAGATTTAATAAAAATTGAAAAAAATATATATCAATATGATTTAATTAAAAATGAAAAGAAAAGTTGTAGTTAAATCCTACAAAGATAATTTACAAAAAGAAAACCCTTTAATAAAAAATGTAACTAAATTATATACTAAAAATATGAATAGAACTATCAACAAAAAAGATATAGTATTGTTAAAAAAAAATCCAGAAGAATATTTAAAAGAACTTAATGAAGATGATTTAGTTAATTTAATACAATCATTAAACTATTCATATTATGTTGAGGGTGATTCTATTGTAAGTGACGAATTATATGATTTAATTAAAGAAAAACTAAGAAGTAAAAATTCAAATCATCCTTTATTAAAATCAGTTGGTATAACCAGTATAAATAAAGTGAAGTTACCAGAATATATGGGTTCAATGGATAAAATTAAGAATAATGAAAAAGCATTAAATAATTGGTTAAAAAAATATAATGAAAATGATTATGTAATATCGGATAAATTAGATGGTATATCGGGATTATTAAATTATCAGAAAAATGAAGAAATTAAATTATATACGCGTGGAAATGGAGAAATAGGTCAAGATATATCACATTTACTTAAATTTATAAATTATATTCCAAATTTAGAAAATAGTACAGAAGATATAGCAGTTAGAGGAGAACTAATTATTACAAAAGAAAATTTTATTAAAATTAAAAAATTTGATAATAAAATTAAGAATATTAGAAATGCTGTTGCAGGAGTATTTAATGCTAAAAAACCAAATTTAAAAATTGCAAAATATATTGATTTTGTAAGTTATGAATGCATAAAACCAACTAATCTTAATCCAAAAAATCAATTTAAAAAGTTAAAGAAATTAGGTTTTAAAACAGCATATGCAGAAGTAATTCCTAAAGTAAATGTCAAAGTTTTATCCAATAGATTAGTTGAAAGAAGAGATAAAAGTGAATATGAAATAGACGGTATTATTGTTGCACACAATAAATATCATAAAAGAATTAGTGGTGAAAATCCAAAATACGCATTCGCATTTAAAAGTATTATCACATCAAAAAAAGCAGAAGTAATGGTTTTAAAAGTAACTTGGAATTTAACAAAAGATGATTATTTACAACCAGTTGTATCATTCGAACCAGTAGAAATAGATGGAGTTAAAATACAAAAAGCAACAGGTATAAATGGTAAATTTATTGATGATAATAATATTGGACCAGGAAGTATTATAACAATTATTAGAAGTGGTGATGTAATTCCAAAGATTGAAGAAGTTCTTAAACCAAGTGAAACAGGTAAAGGAAGTATGCCTGAAAATTATAAGTGGAAATGGAATGAAACAAAGATTGAAATAATGTTAGATGAAGAACAAGATAATAATCAAGATGTAGTGAAAGAAAAAAATTTAAAAGAATTAGAAAATTTTGTTTTAAAAATTAAGTTTAATAGAATTAGCACAGGATTAATTAAGAAGTTACATAATGGAGGAATTAATACAGTTTCTAAATTCTTAAATGTTACAAAAGAAGATTTACTTAAAATAGATGGTATAAAAAACAAGACTGCTGATAATATAATTGCATCAATTAAGGAAAGTATGGATAACTTAGATTGTGTCAAATTAATGGTAGCATCTAATAAATTAGGGCGTGGTTTTGCTGATAAAAAATTAAGATTAATTGTGAATACATATCCAGATATTGTAAATAAAAATAAGAAACCAACTATTGATGAATTAATAAAAGTTGATGGTATTGAGAAAAAAACTGCTGAAAAATTTGTAAATAATTTTGACAAATATTTAGAATTTATAAAAAATAATAATATAAAGTGTGTGTTTGTTAAACCCAGGTCTAAAGTTAGTGGTAATAAATTTAGCAACCAAAAAATTGTTTTTACAGGTTTTAGAGATGATGAATTGCAAAAAAAAATTGAGAATAATGGAGGAACTATACAAAACAGTGTTAATAAAGAAACTACTTTATTAATTATTAAAAATAAAGATACTACTGGAACAAAAATTAATAAGGCAAAAGAATTTAAAATTAAAATTATGACATTAGAAGAATTTAACAATCAAAACTAAGATTTTAATTGATAAAATTTAAAAAATATTAAATTTTAATTAAATTTAACTTTTCCTTTTTTTGAAACTTTTTGAAAAAAATATTTTTTATTTTATAACTAAAAATTAT